ACCTTCAGACCTATCTCACGTGACCACTGACAGAACATATAGTCTTCTGATAAATACCGCTTTGACTTTGGATCAATGAGAGCATCAAAGTAACACATGATCTCTCGGGTACCATCAAAGTTTGCAGACCTGATATGGTCCGGCTTATAATGCAGCTCAGGATACGCTTCTTCAAATTTCTCAAACGCCTTACGCTGAATCATCATGAATCCGGTACCACCTTCTAACACCTCGACCGGTTCGTCGAGCCGGATTTCCGTTTGTCCTTCAGCTGGATTGAAAACAAAATCACCAACAAAATTCTGTAGTTCATGTGGATTTTCGTCGGCAAAACCCTTATCAACTGCCCTTTTAATTTTTTCCCATGAAATTGTTTTCTTAGGATATGGACCACAGATAATATCTTTATCTCCGTCTGGATCAGCCAGAGCAGCAAGCGATAAGACATCGTTTGGATTGAAACCAATATCTGAATCAATAAACATCAGATGTGTATATTCCGTCTGACGTAAAAATTCATCAGCACAATAATTACGTGCTCGTGTAATTAACGACTCATTAAAAAGATAGAAAAAATCTACTGTAATTTCATAGGACTGGCAAAGTCTTGCAAGATCAGCGGTTGACTTTGTGTATTGACCGCCACACATCCCACCATACATAGGAGTGGCTACAAAGATCTTCCGCTCTCTTAACTTACCAATATCAATAGAGATTTCTGGCATTTACTTCTCCTCATGTTCTAAATCATGTACGTGCATAGCAATAATCGCATAATGGATAATCTTCATTAAATCCTTTCGATTATACCCGTCCTTTTTACCATAACGCTGAGCATATTTCATTACGTTACCAATGCAAAATCCCTCACCATGACCACCGTCAATGATGAACTCAGTTGCTTGGTATTTGTTTGTGGAATAGTGTTCACCGTAAGTAGCATCAATATAGTCTTGAATTTCGGCAATCAGATTGCCTTCATTGTATTTATAGGAAATGCTCAAGTGTTGCCTGCCTTTCATTCCAAATTTCATGCTTTTTCTGATAATTGTTTTGAAACAAGAAATCAGTGTCTGCAAATTTTCTCTCACCATCTAAGACGGCTTTGATTTCAGTTGCCATATCTGTCGAAGTTTGAAAATGCACGTTTTGACAAATATGATTAGTAGATCTCGAAGGATTTAGTAATTCATAATCACTCGGTAAACCCATAATAGTCATAGCTTCTCTATAAGTTATATATCTATCTTCATATGGATGAGTGAGCATGTTTGGATAATGACCTACAAAAGCGCCGATATAATCTTTTGGCACGATAGTTCCGCGGCGCATGATGTTATTACCATTAGCTAGCTTAATATATTTTCTCTCACACTTTGGAACTTCTCTTTCATATCCTTCTTTTTCCATCCACGCTCCAATTTGACGATAGTCTTTTTTGTATACATTAGTTAAGATAGACTCCACATCATTGCCACGTGTTGGTTGAGATTCGAGGATATCATAGTAATCTCGATGAGAAGCTCCATCGAGTACTTCTTCTAACAGATAACGATAATATGGATCATCCTTAGATGGAGTTCCTTTATTAATTGGTTCCATCTGAAAGTTACTCGTCACATTAGTAATAACGTCTTCGATCTTTTCGTGTGGTCGTTCATAATAATTTAAGATTGGTGTCTTTTCACCAAACTCTTTTTTATTCCAAAAGAAATAAAATGATCTTTTACGAAATTGTGCTACACCATGTGATAAATTCTTGGTAAGATACACACTCATGCCATATCCATTGTCAAGAGATATTTGCCTCAACTCATCTAGCATGAACTTGCCAATCTTGCCTACGAGCGCCGGCGCGTTCTCACCCCAGAAAACGAGCGGCTTCACCTCACCAAGAATATAATGAGCTGTTTTTCTCATCCATTGATTATTCTCGTTATGAGCACCAGGCTTAGAGTGATATTGGCTTAAGCCAGCGCATGGACAAACAGACGACACGACGTCTACTCTTCCTGGAGCAGAACCACCTTCATCAAGTACATGATAAGGAATCTCATTATTATAATAATTAAGCAAATGCGATTCATTATCCTTAAAAGCTGAATAACTTAAAATATATTCTGGTCTATTACCCCACACTTGGTCAGAGGCAAGTACTTCACCACCAATCAGGGGAATGATCGCTGCGTGTTTCATGAGAAAAAATCTTCCAAATTTGTTTTCTTTATACCATTATATTCTAACCCTTGCCAATAAGGATAGTACTCTCTTGAAATGTGAACTGACTTAGGCTTTTCCATAACTTTGAAATCCATCTCACCTTTCTCATTATAAAATTCTGGAGTGATCCACTCTTTAAATTCAATATCAGTATCTTTCGTCTTTAGCTTCAGTTGCTCGTTAAAATAGTTTCGAGCGTCTGTTCTCTCTTGCCAAGAACCCCAGAATGGTTTACCATCATAGAATCCACTCTTAGGTAAAGTCCTAGACTCGTTTTCAATTGGCAACAATTCATAAATAGCCTTTGATTTATAACTCATCTTGCTTATCTGATCGATATATCTATATACAAGTTCATCTATAACTCTCTGAGTTTTTTCGAGGCGGCAAACATGATGTCTAATGTCAATATTACCAAAATAAAATTCTACATGATTTACGTTTGGATCTGTAATAAATGTTTCAAGACCTTGATCAAGAGCTCCATACAAAGTTTTAAATGGAACTGAATTTACGTTCCAACCAGGTCGATACATACAAATCGCATGACTATCACCGGCAACCATCTTATCCCAAGGTCCGATGGGATTAATTGTAATCGCCCTTTCTTGCATGCTTTTCAAGTTCTCTAAATCAACATTATAAAAATCACTAACAGTTTTATTTGTAAAGTCTGGATTTTTCTCTTTGAATCTCGTGAGTTTATTATTTAACATAGAGGCATAATCAGGCATATCGTAAGGTACTGAAAAAACTTCGCCTTTAAACTTTGAGATATTAAGAATGTTATAAGCGTGTGGAAAGAGTTTTACACCACCAAAAAAGTTGAGATCTTTTGAGTCAGCCGGCCTGTCATTACCGTGATAAATGTATAGTCTATCGTATTCATTCAAGTCTTGATACTTATTTTCATCGATGGCACTTTCACCCTGAACATTTGATCGTGACATGTTTATATCAATATCATCACAGTGGCCAGACTGCTTGAGTATGTCTGCGTATATCACACCCTGGGCAGCACGGTGTGAGTGTACCTGAAATGAAATTGGTATAAATGGTGCTGCAATTACACTCCGCATAGGAAATCCTCTAACGTATTTTTTGTTGTCTCTATTCTAGATACCTTACGTCTTTCGCAAGCTTTCTTATCATTTCTAATTTGTAAGTAGATTCCAAACTGGCATGACAAAACTTCAGTTCCATAGTATTTTAAACTATCTTGTTCATGCATAAAAATACCATCAATATTGTAAGCTTTTTCATGGAACTCAACATTTTCTGTGAGTCCAACTTCATCACCATTTTCTCTTAAAAAATAGATTGCTTCATCGTATAATTTCTTTGGAGCTTTTGGCCAAATTTTTTGGATAGTATATCTTGCGCCTGGTCCTGGCGCAACAAATCTTTGATCATGATGATATTTTAAAAATGGTAATACACTCGTTGATGCGCCACAATGAAATCCATAATATTCTCCAATTCCTTTTTGAGTAGTAAGAATATTATATGCTTCTTTCATCGAGTCAGTTTCTAAAAGCTTTTCACCGACACCATTATTTCTAAAAGATGCTACCCATTCAAGAACATCTACTGGATGAAATTCCCTCTCTGGGTTAGCTGATTTCTGACGACAATAGTTTCTTGCACCGGTTTGAATCGATGTGTGTAATTCGGTTGTACCCCATATTGGTTTCTTGTTTACTTTTGATTGATAGTCAATAATTTTTCTATGATGCTCTACAAGATCATCATCACCATCTGCAATACGATCAAAATCAACGAAACAGTCATGCGGATCATCAGAACCGGTTACTGTCTGATGTACACCTCTTGCTCCATAAAAGTGAGAAATGATAGTGTTACCAAGAATGTTAAAATGAGACATATTAGATGAAGCAATATTCTGTGCTATATATCTCATCCTGTCATCGAGAGTAATGGTTGGATGAAAATACTCTACGTCTTTTCCAAGACCATAGTCTTCTTCTCCATCACGATTTAAAGCTTCATATTCTTCGTCTATATATCCAAGATTGATACAAGCTCTTTGATTAACTTTATAGAGAAACCAATTAAAGTCATTCATCAAGTTTTTATCGTAAGACCACCAATCGTAAGAATAATCAAATTGTTTCATAATTTCCAATCTGTATCACATCAACAGTATTAGGCCCATAATTCTTAATCATTTCAATTTGTATTGGATCATCTTCAAAATGTCTAGCTACAATAGTACCACAGTCATACAGAGATGTCAATACTTTTGCTTTGTGTTTTCCAGAAGTTGCACGACTATAATCTACGTGCGTGCGAGGTAGAGGATTAAAAAACACAAAGTTATTTATGCCCCTTCCACGGAGTATACTTAATGTTTCTTCCTTTTGAGTGTATGATCTACCAGTGATGATTACATCGTTAGGGCCTGGGCGAAGACCCTCATTATCTTCGCCCATTATGATAACCCCATCAATATCGTAACTATTTACAACGATCATTATTCGTAGTCTGTGCTTCCAGCCTGAAAAGTATACTGTAACTTAGAGGCCTTTGGTGAGTTTTTACTTAGCTGAATACTAGTAAGATTTGTAAGTTCTCGTCGAGCAAGAGCGTCGCACTCAAACTTTGCGTCTTCAGTCTTTAACTGAAGAGGAGGCGTTTTCTGAGTCCAAGCTGATGGGCCACGAAGATAACCTACAATACCCATCTCAGACGCAACTTTACAGAAACGAATAGCTGATACCACTACACCACCAGAATTTGGTGAGTCTTGGACAGACAGTCGAGCAGTGAGCTCGTATCGAGCGCCACCAAAACCATATGCAACAATATCAAAGTTTGCAATCTTGTTATCTGATCCAACATAAGCTGAACCAGGCTTTTGTAGTACTGTTAACGATGGTCCCGCGTACAATGTCATACCAGCAGTTGGTTCATCGCGAACTACATTCTGTCCTTTCAACACGTTCTCCTTAGAGACATGCTTGTCATGAAGTCTTTCTTGTTTTGCCATATTCAAGAAATCGCAGTTTGCAGTACGTCCAGTTCTAATATTTTCTTGGCCCTGTGTAGAACCAGCCGCCATATTCATCTGAATATGTTGAGTTACCATAAGACCGGAATCAATCATAGCCCCCTGCAGTACTTCACTCATACGTGATGCTCCCCATGCAGACCGCATGTCGTTACCAACGATAGTAAGACCATTATCGATAAACTTCTGTTCAATAATCTTGGTCGTATTAGTATCAATGAGAGTAGGAATACAGTTTACAAAATGCACTTTAGCAGCAAGTGCTACATCCACGTAAAACTTAGTGGCTTTTTCAGAACCAACGGGCAAATAATTGATGAGAACATCAACTTCACTCTGCTTTACGATCTCAACGATATCATCAAATGACTTAGCTGATTCAGCGCCAGTTCTAAATGAAATATCTTCTGGATAATCAAGCATGTGTGCTGCAACACCATCAAGCTCTGGACCAGAATATACCATAGCTTTTGTCGCGACACAAGTATCATCGATCTCGTCAACATGATACATAGCGCAGTTTGGTTTAGCTCTTAGAGCGTCTTTAAGTGGACGATTCACTTTGCGGCGGTCAACGTCAAAACCAACTACAAATTGAATATCGTTGACTGTGTATCCACCAATATCTGGATACATGAGTCCAACCGTATCTGATGGATTAGTAATATAATATTGTACGCCTTCTACGAGAGATTGAGCGCAGTTTCCGACACCAATAATGCCGACTTTAATCTTAGACATTTGTTTCTCCTTTTATGTCAGTTTATTAGAGTGAGAGACCTTGACTGGGAGTTCAGAGTAGCTCACTAACATACTCATTAAGTTCACTTAGTTTTTGTTTTTCATATTCCTTGTTGTTTAGTAACCTATTCAACCCACTTGGATGTGGCATTTTCAAATGATCTTTATCCAACTTAGTGAGAACTTCAGATGCTACATTACCAAGTGCTACGATAGTGGTGTGATTATTTATACATTGCGAAACATATTCATAATCGATATCTGTTTTTTTAAAAGATCCTTGCTCGTTGTATACGTTCATAAATCCATAATATGTTACACCAACACGTTCCATCCAATTTTCAAGTCTCTTAAAAGTACCACAATAAGATACTTTAGATGGATTCATTCCAACTACTAATACTGATTTTTTCATATGTCACACCAACTTCATCAAACATTTCAGCAGTTTCTAAAAAAGATTTAGTCCACTTCAAAGGGATAACATCTTCATCTTTTGGCATCACAACGTGCTTGATACCAACTTGAATTACACCCTTTGCACATTCACTGCATACAGGTAGGCCCCATACATATAGTGTAGCGCCTTTCAGTGATACTCCATTGTGAGTTGCGTTATATATGCAGTTCATTTCAGCATGTACTACAAACTTATACTTTTCTTTACGATTTGTCAATCGATATTCTGAGTCATTAATACTTCTTGGAAATCCATTATAACCCGTAGCGAGTATCTGACCAAC